ACGCCTTGTAAATCAGGTGATGATATTTTTGTTTCTTTAACGGTTCCGTGTCCTGTGAAATGTCCGTTGTATCTGATCCGTCATAATCATCCTCGAAATCTTCGTAGGTGACTTTGCTGAGACAATGAGCGTAGAGGTCCAACGGTCCAAGTCGTTGTCCGACGACGGCGAGCAAACCGCCTGGATCGACTCGCGCTTCAGCCATTGAATCCCATCTCTCAATGAGTTTGTCTCTTGCCGCAGATTCTTTAGCGTTCTCCGGTGATGCAACGTCATCAAACAAACACAGATCGGCACGATGACCAATGAATTCAGACTCAATACCGTAAGCAGAAACAGTTGGTTCCTTGTTATCCAACCCACCCATGTCCTCCTGTTCAACAATGAATTCTTCAGCTCGCCACAACGACCCTGAAGTTGAAGGCTTAAACCTACCGTAGTCAATAGCCAAACACGCTTCCGCCTTTATTGCTAAACCTTTGTCAATCAGCACAGGGTCAGGGTCCAACGGGAACTGTCTTTCAAGGGTTTCACGGATACGACGCGAATACATCTTCGCCAATGACTGCGAAACGGAGCCGATCATCACACGAATCTTGCGGTTCTTTACTATCTGCCACACAGCAATATCGTGAAACAGGGTGGACTTACCTGCACCTGGGGGGCAGTTCAACACCACAAACTGTTTATCGTTAGACAACAAATAATCTTCGATCTTGTATGCGGCATCCACCTGCCACGGGGACGGGATACGGCCCAAATATCTGCGCCTGAAATAGTCGAAGTCCACAAGCCCACGTTGTGCTTCCTCACTCAAACGGTCATAAGGGATAACAGGGGGAAGATCAGAAACATCCATCACCTTCGCCCAAGCATCAGCCTGAACACCACCCACCTTAGAACGATTCTTCCCACCATCAAGTTTTGCTATTTCAAGTTCGGCTTTAGCCTCACGTTTCTTAGCGTCCCACCCTTGTGCGGTGTTGTAGTGGACACCCGCAATTTTGGCTGAGTCCTTGATAGACATACCGGAAGCTCTTGCTTGCCAGTATCGGGCGATGTCTTGTGGTGGTACTTGACGACGACCAGATCGTCCAGCGGTCATTGATTAGCCTGGTCTTGTAAGTACTTGTATAACAACATGGCTCTAGACGGTTGTTCCTTTATTCGACCTACCGCCACATTACAATCATCGCACAAAAGTGCGCGTACCCGACCAGTTGCATGATCGTGGTCAACACATAAAGCCCTGAGTTTTCCTGTTCTTTTGTCGGTTCGCCATTCGGGAAGGTTGCAACAAGCACATACGCCGTTTTGTGTTAGAAGCATTTGCTGAAACTGGCTGATCGTTATTCCATACTTGTTTTGAAAAAACCATCGTTGACCGTATTCAGGGTTTTCTTTTTGCCATTTGTTTGTGCAAGTTTTACATCTGGCTTGAAGGCCATTCTTTTTACGTTTGTCTGGGCTGAAATTCGCAGGCTCTTTAGATACACCGCATCCTCGACAAGTAATCACAATTACATTTATAGCACACCGCAATAATGAAACGAGTTACCGCTACGCCCCGCTGTCATTGTTCTGATAATCTACCACCGTTGGTGGGTGTGCCGTAGAGCAACAGCACTTTAATGAACTGGATGGCTCCGGTCCTCCTCACACCCACCAACACTTACAAACAAAAAACCCCCACCTTTCGGCAGGGGCCTTGTTTACCACCGAGGTAATAGGGGTATTAACGTTGTCTGTACTTAACGGTTCCAGCAGATTCTGTTTTTCTATTTAAATTTTCTATTTGGAACTTTAGGTGCTGGTTGAGTTGGTTTCCTATTTTTAATTGGTTGTGTTGAGACTTCGGGTTTTGGTTGAGTTGGTATTTTAATAATGGGTCCACTTTTAATTGGATTACGTTTAATTGGTTGTATTGAGACTTCGGGTTTTGGTTTTTTATTTTGCATGTTGGAAATCATAACATTGTTGTGGTACTCTCTGTTGCAACTTCACAAGTCGTCACTGTCGGGATGATAGCGATGCACGCATGGCTGTACCACGTTTGCAGGTGGCGGGGCATAAACAGGGGAACCTGGGTCGATGAACTATTTACTGGTTCAAGCAGCGCGGTGAACGTCATCTCACCAAACAAGGTGTCGGCTAAAAGAAACTAGCTACGGCGACCTGCTCACAAAGAGCGAACCGTGGGGGGAGCAACAAACATTCTTTAGTCACTGGTAGAGACATACACACACGTATGTGAATATCCCCAACCACCCCAAAGGTCAAACCCTCCTCCCAAGGTGGAGCAGCATCAACCACCCACCGCGGTCAAAAAAACACAGGTGAGATTTTCCCCGAACCACCTCCAGAGCCACACAGCCCACCACCCAGAGTGGTCACAAAACCACACACAGAGACACACCCTAATATGTATCTGTATGGGGGAGTGCTAAGGCATATCCCCCCTTGCCTGTGTGCTGTGCGTGATGGTCCGGCCACTGTCCGTGGTGGATCCGTGACCCGTTCAAGACTGATCCAGGCCGCAAGACCCCCCCCACCCCCGACTACTTAGCGTGAACAAGTGGCTACCCTACGTGAATAGTAAAGATAGATCAGTGCCGCCTATCGTTGGGCCTGGTGTCTGGTCCTGGTGTTGATCGGTGGCCGCGCTTGGTGATCTGGTGACTACTTAGCGTCACTGATATATTCTGGCGATATTTTTTAAATAGTTGGGTTTGTGGCTTGACATTCTCGCAAGCTTGCCTTAGTGTCTGATCTATCACCTAATGACTAGGTGATCCCGTAGCGGTAGAGGTATCGCGGCGGGGGATATATAAAGGGGTAAATAGTGGAACCATTACAAGTTAGTGAAAGCTATCGGGTTACGTTGCGGGCTAAGTATCTGCCCGTGACTAATCATAGGGGCAGCCGTATAAAGGTAAGCCGCTATGAGAATTCGATGCACGGGCGTGACCCGCAAACGGTCACGGTGTCATGGGATTATTCATTAGACACTGGCGCGAACTATGCGGCAGCTATCGCGGAATATGTACGCCGCGCGGGTTGGGGCGGGCATTGGGTGTCGAGCATGATTGACGGCGGCGCGGTTGGTGTATGTGTGGACGCGGTAAAGGTTGGCGCATAATGGATAACGTCACTTGTACGGCTTGCGGGGTTGAGGTTGCCCCGCTTGACTTATTCCCTGGCGATATTTGCCTACCTTGTCACGCGGCTAAACATGAGACTGATACGCCTGCCGATATGTTGCGGGATATTCTCGACGCGTTCGGGGGTAGGTAATGGCGCGGCGCAAGCGTGTAGAGCCTGATCTCGCGGCATGGGCTAAGGCGCATGAAGCGGAAGCGAAACGGGCGGCCTACCATGCAAAGAGTAACGCGGGCGGGGCACCGGCGGGGCATACGTGGCAGACATACGGGGCGCGCTGTATCCGTGAAGCGGCGGAAGTATCGCGGCGTGATCCGTTGCCACTAGAGCTCGATCTAATGCCCGCGCCTGTATTGGTAGCACCGTCTAGCGGTAATGCCTGGCGGGATCACTTACTAGCGTTAGACGCGTTAGACGCGGCCCGATTTATGGCGGCGAGACAATGACCGGCGCGGAAGCGTTAGGGATCATGGGCGGGGCTATCTGTCTCACGTTCCCATTCTGGGGAGTGTGGCTATTAGTCCGTTGGCTTGACGGTAGGCCAACACCGGAGCAACGTGCCAGACATACCCGCGAGATAGTCGAACGGCAGCGGGAGCGGATTACGCGGAGCAAGTGGCTGTAAATAGTTAGGTTATCCCGTTCCGCATTGGCGGCGGCCCGTTCACGGCGGGCGCGGGAGCTATCTCGGCAAGGTGTCGAGGTTACTGATCCTGGGAGGGGTCACATTATGAATACAACAACGGAAACGGATCAGGGGGGCATAGTGTCTCTCTGTAAATGGTTCGCTGATAGCGGGCATGAGTGGCTACAAGTGCCACTAAAGGCGGCGCGTTGGGCAGACAAGGCAGACAAGGCCAAAGGGGGCGACGGGATCAGCACGTTCTCATATGTCAAGGGGAATTATGCCTATCTCGAAGGTGACTGTGACGCGGCATTATTCCTGGCATATTTTGGAGCTACCGATAGCGACATGGCAACAATTCACGCGAACGGCGTAGTCTCATATACCAACCTTGCGCCGGTCCGAAACTATCCACGTTGGGGGGCAGCATGATCCACCTAATGACCTACGACGAACTACGCGCCGCGCTAATGGCCTACCTATTTGGCCGTGAGACATATTGCGAGGACGCGGAATAGTTATCCCCCCGTCGCCGTTGGGCGTGGCGGTTCGATCCGTAACGGGGACTATCGCAATACCGCGATAACAAAAACATAACTTCGGGAGGGGATATGTCCAGGATAGAAAATATAATCGAGGACCTAAAGGGGCGTGATCCCAATGAGGAGATCGCTATTTCATATTGGGTTCGCGACGACGCGGAGACACAATTCGGACCAATGAACGACGATACCTGGAGCGAGGTGTGTGATCGGTTCGGGGATCATAGTGCGGAGGATATCGACGCTATTTTGTTCGCTATCTCACTCGATCTAAAGGCAGGCCGCTAATGAATAATTTAATCGTGGAGTGCCAATGGTGCGGGAGTAATG